ACCAACAGCTACAGCATAGTTGCCTGTAGCACATACTCCAGACCCTGCTCCTACAAATGTTGCATAGCCTGTAGCACATCCACTAAAGCCTCCGACGACTGTTGAGTATGGACCGAAAGCGTTATTCGCCCCGCCGCCTACAACTACACCATAGTTATTACAAACGTTATTGATACAACCACCACCAATAAAACTATAACATGAAGACACAGGTGTAGCACCACCAACTTGGCATGAACGATTATTTAAACCTCCTACGACTGTCGAATATGTATGCAGGGACCAATTACCTTGTCCACCACCTACAAATGATGAAATACCACCAGAGCAATTACATATACCACCAGCGATAGTTCCTCTTATATTTGTTACTGTATTTTTGCAACCACCACCAATAGCACCATAGGTAGCAGAATTTGTATTGTTTATTCCACCAACAATCACAGCAGCTGTACCTGTAACACAATTACCAGAACCCGATCCAACAAAAGTTGCACAAGCTGTTGCAAAATTACAGAATCCATTAACAATCGTTGAATAATTTCCAGAAACTGTATTGCATGGACCACCAACGAGTGTAGCGTAACTACCATTAACACAAGAATTAGAACCATTAATAATTGTTGAATAATTTCCAGTGGTTTTATTGTAATTTCCGGTTCCAATAAAACTATAATTGTTTTGTGTTAAGTTACAACAGCCACTAATTATTCCACCATTACAACCACAAACTTTATTATAACTACCATTTAGTATAGCTGAATTTTGTGCTAAATTACCAAAAAAATTATTACACCCAGAGCCTATTATATTAAATCCGTTATTACCGTAAGTTGCATTACAGCATCCACTAATAATCGTTTGAAATGGGCCATTATATATTTGATTACAAACACTATTAAATATTTGAGAATTTTGTGCAAAGATACTATTTGAAATACCATTAACGATAGTAGAAAAATTAGAATACCCTACAATTGAATTGCTACAACCATTTATAATAACATTACTGTCGTATAATGCTGAAGCCGTGTTTGCAAATAATGGTGCAGATATATTTATTGTATTGCAAGTACCACCTAAAATAAGTTGATTTTTAAGAAAAAGAGAATTATTGTTTAATGTACAATTAATGTTATTATAATAACCAGAAGCAGTTCCTACGATTTTATTTGCAGATCCTGATGCAATCAAACTACTTGATACGTTTGAATTACCATAAACAGTTCCACTTGCATAGCAACATGAATATGTACCAGCACATCCTTGAGAACTAATAGAATTATTATTACCTCCTAATAAGGTACTATTATTTAAAATTGCAGTAGTATTTGGTGCTGCAATCGGAGCTATAGTATTATTATATCCACCTAATACATTATTAAAATTTCCTAGAGAAGTATTAGCCCCAACAAAAGTATTTATTGAAGATAAAGTTTGATTAAGAATATAAGGAATGGTTGAAACTGCTTGATAAGCTGCATTCCATTGGCTACTATTACCATTGACATCATAAAATAAATTACTAGCAGATAAATTTCCGCCAATAAAAGTTGTTGTTGTTTTAAATGGAATGATCATTTATTAATATATTTATATTATATCAACAAACTTCAATTATTAAAAAGCATTACCAATAATTGTCACATTATAAGTACCAGCACCAATAAAGGTAAAAGTTAGATCTATTGTTGAGGATGATGTAGATACATCAACACCCGAAAATATATTACCAGAATCAAGTATTCCATATACTGTTCCTTCCCATGTTGAATTTCCAGTATTATAATTTACAAGAATTTCACCAGATGCTGAAGCTCCACCAGATTTATTAATTCTAAATACATACTTTGCTGTCTTATATGTTGTATTATTAAATGTTGGTATTGCAGTGGAAGGATTGCTACTTCCACTATAGTAGAAAATATTACTATTTGTTTGTTGTGAACCGTTTGTAACCGTTACTGAACTACCAGAAACTGTTCCTCCTGAAATATTACCTTGTATATTTGCAACAAGTGTATCTGTAACTTTAGAATTTGTTGCTACTGAATTTCCACTTGGTTCAGTAACCATACTACTGAATAGATACCATGTACCAACACCACCTGCACCAGATGGATTACTTCTTAACAGACCAGTATGAGCATATGTACCACTATATACATTATGACCAACAAAACCAATATCTAAAGTATCTGCTGGATTTACATTAGCAAGATATATTACTGGTTCATTAACAACAAGTTCATTCTGAACTATTTGTATAGCAGAACCACCAAAATAAATACTTCCACCAACTGAAAGATTACCACCAACATTAGTATTACCTGTAATGGTAGCAGAAGCAGCTTGGAAAGATGATCCTGTAGTTACGATACCAGTTCCATTTGGACTTAATGAAATATTACCATTTGATGCTGTTGATATTGTTATTGCACCAGATCCTGTAATATTACCTACATTTGAAAGGTTGCCTATAACATCAGCACTACCATTAAAAGCTTGACCCCAAATATTACGAGATGTTGTAAGAGTTGCAGCAGAACCTGTTGTATTTTGATTTAATGTAGGAACATCAGATGCCTGTATTGCAGACATTACTACATTTGTGCCATTTCCTCTAAGATATTGACCAGAAGTTACACTACCAGCAATTGCATTGATTGCACCTTGCTGTGTAGTAGCACCTGTACCACCATAACTCAATCCAATTGTATTACCATTCCATGTACCAGAAGTAATTGTACCAACGGTTACTATGCTTGAACTACCAGCAAGAGGAGAAGCACCTATTGTATGATAATCTATAGTTACAGGAGAGCTACCATTAAAAGTTGTACCAGCAGATGCACCACCTGTTGTATTAAATGTCAATGCATTAGGTGTTGATGAGCCAGCACCAGATAATGCAAATATATTTAAGAGATTAGTTCCACTAGATAATATGTTACCAAGTGTATTTAAACCATTTTTAACTGTAAAATTTTGATTGAGGGACATATTCTTGAATTACTTATCTAAAATTATATTTTATAATGATTTGTTCTTGATCCTTTAACTATTAATTTGTGTGCAGGATTGCTATCTATATTATTTATTAGATATAAATCAACAGTGTTGACACCAACTATTGCATTATATCCTAAAACTAAGTTAGATGTTGATATCTGTCCATATTCACTAACAACTGCTGTATTTGATAATATTGATGCAACTACATTTAATTCAGAATAATATATATCATTACTAAAAGTTGTTTCTATTTGTAATGTATATTTTGCCGTTTTGAAATCAGCAAGATGGAAACTGTCTATAAGTGTTTGGTTTTGATTTAAAGAAACTTCTTGATAGATTGGTGTAATTGGATTTGCATTTATTTCCAAATAATGATTAGGATTTGTGGGATCTGTTCCAGCAAAAGTATAAACTCTATTATTGATTAAAGTTATATTATATCCTTTATATAAATTTTGTGGATTAGATGCAGCAAAATCCTGAATTGTTAAAAAAGAAGAATTTGCATAGATATTTTTATAACCTAATGAAACTAAAGATGTAGAAGAATTGTTTACTGTTAAAACTTCCGAAACCTGATCAAAAGATACTATTGGATTTTGTATTTCAGAACTTAAAATTGGTACATTTGAATATGCTATATCCCAATGTGATGAATTTGTAGTAACTAAAGTAGTAACTGCTTGTTGTTTTATTTCTATGCCACTATTAGATTGTATGTATAATACAGCACTATTAATTGAAGGACTATTACCTTGTATCCAACTATATGAAAATTCCCAATTACCACTTGATGTTTTAACTGTGGAATAGGTATTTTTAAAATCTTTAATATCCTCAGAAGTAGTCTGAATACTAAAGTCACTAACTGTTATTCCTTGATTAGATCCAAATACTGTATTAAAGTCCTTTATAATAGATGGTGTTAAGTTAACAACATCATTTTCAGAAGTAGTACCATCATTTGAAATAAATTTAGAATCTATAGTATAGATTTTTTTAACAACTTCATCCATTTTCTTAAACAACCAACCCTTAATGGTAAAGTTTGTAGTTGCTGTAAGTCTATATGGTTGATTTCCTGCAATATCATTTGGATATTGTAATTGTACGTTTCCGTCCCAAAGAACTTCCGATCTTATTTCATATGGATTTTTTGGATTGTTTGGATTTGGTAATTTCCAAGAAATTATAATATAAGGATCACAATATGGAACAAAGTTACTAATAATCTGATCCATATCAGATTGAAACTTCGTAACAATTGTCATTGATACGCCTATATTAACAGGAACTGGCTGTGGGATCTTTTTTAGTAAACTGCCATCAGAACTATTATAATTATTGACATTAAATCCTTCATTTTTATTAAAAACTCTGTTAACATCTCTTGTTATTCCATTTATATTAACAGCAACTACAGGAACTGTTAAACCACCGGGTGCTGGTGTATTTAAAGTATCATAAACTCTTTGTTTTGGAGCATAAACAAAGTCTACAGCAATACCACTTGTTGGTGATGTAAGATTACGATTGTTATCATATCTTTTGATAACAATATCATTAAATGCTCCTACAAATTGTTCTAATAAGGTCTGTACTTCAAAATTAAAAGTATAATTCTTCACTTTTAATATTTACTTCACAGAAACCTATCTAGAAAATGTTTAGGTAAATATCTTTTATTATCTATAATAGAAGTAAATGCCGATCCATCCAATATATAGGTAGTTGAATGATCATTAATTGATCTTGTACATCTTCCACACATCTGAACAAGTGTATCCAACATTTTCATGTTGTAATATTTCTTGTTTTTATCAAAAATCTTCTTAATTCTCTTTGAACTTAAAGGTAGAAATGGTGCTTTTATGATAATTTGAAATCTTCCAAGATCATCATCTAAGCTAATACCTGTATCAAGAGAAGGACTCACTAAAATAGTATCATCTTTACTGTTTTTATGTGTTTCCAATATGTCTTCATTGGTAACACCCACTTCTCTAAACAAGAATCTATCATTAGAAATGACTTTTTTCTTTAATGCTTGTGTTATTTTGTTTGTATGAGTATGAATTATACCCTTTTCTCCTTTATGGTTGTCACAAATTTGTGAAACCATGTCCAAAATCTTGGGTAAATCTCTATCTATTGTCTTATAAGAAAGATTAAATGCTCTTGAACACTTGATTGGTGATTTTTTAGGGTCAAAATTTGAAGGTATTTCGATATATCCATATTCTTCTTCGGAAATTCCTAAACTTTTTGTAAATTCTTGTGCATTTGTAATAGTTGCAGACATCATTAAGACCATATCTGCTCCAGAAAACAATTTTCTGGCTAATGGTCGTATGTCATAAGGAACAAATGTTACTTTTTCAGAATCTCTTTCTTCAATTAGATATTCACATTCATCCCAATATGTAATAACATCTTCCAAAGAAGTAGCTAGTGTGTTTAGCTTACCCAGTCTTTGCATTTCTTTAGTCTTTATGGCTGCATGGGTTTCTTTTTTTGCCATATTGGATAGTCTATCCTTGATACTATCTACTTCATTTTTAATTTTGAGATAAAGATCATTCAACCAACGACCTGCTTGTTGTGCATCATCTGTATATAGCTTTTTAATATCTATATTTTCAGATTTTAGAAAAGAATAATTAATAGTTGCCGAATAGTGAGCAACAATCTCATCTTCCAAATCACCTGCTTCATCACAAATATAAATTTCTCTCTTTCTTAAAAAAGAAGGAAGAGATATAAATGAGCGATAATTTAAAATAGAATCTAAAGAAGTTATAGCTTGATTTCTTGTTTTATAATAAGCACATCTGTCTGCGGCAAAACATTTTTCTTTTAGTTTTGGATTATAAAGACATGGAGCAAAATCAACACTCACATTAGGATCTATGTCACAGGCATAGTTACTTTTACCCTTTGCAACTGTAATATCAGAAAAAAGATCTTTGTACTGATCTTGAAGAGATTTTGTTACTGTCAGAATAAAACTTCCAAAAGAATCAGCATTTAAGAAATCATCTTCATATTGATATGCACCATCTCTGTCCTTTTTATAGATAGAATATGATTCTACTAAACCTCTCCTATATGAATCTATAGGCGTTGCAGAACGAGCTACTGCTGCTGCTATATGAGATTTGCCTGAACCTGTAGGTAAACAGGCAATGGCAAATTTTTTACCACTCGAAAAGATTTCTGAGATTTTTTCGAGTGCTTGTTTTTGTTGTAATCTAGGCTGTGTGTCGGAAGGAAATGTTTTTAGGTAATCAACCAATGGTAATATTTTCGACATGCTTCATTATATCATGGTTGATTACCTTTTGTACACAATTACATATAAAATATGTATAAGATTGTGTATCTTTACCTAAATGTCCTCTCCCAAAGCATTTACTACACTTAGAAGAAGGTTTCTTTAAGAGAGGAACCTGTCCAACTTCTAGTAATTTGATATCAGATTCTGGAATTTCATAGTATGTTCCAGAAAAAGCACTATAGATCAGTATTGTTTGTTTTTGGTTTTGCATCGATTGTTAATATTGTATTCCAAAATTTGTTTGAGTTCTTTTTTGATGAATATACTTTAAGATAATTTTCAACTTCAGGGGTATGTTTTGCAAGTGTTTTGAGTCTATAATCAAAATAAATTAAATCATCTTCTTGATGTATTTCTATGGCATATGGTATGGGTATTTCTACCTTTTCTCTTTTCTTTTTATCAGTATCCATGATAAAAGTCAAATAAAAATTCTTTTGATAAAAAAGCAAAAGTTTACCTTCCTTAAAAACTTTATTAGACAACTCCATAGATAACCTTCTTTGAAGTAAAAATTTACAAGCATCTTCTAAAGGTGTTTTTGAAATATTCATGAATTCATAAAATTAGCCTTATCTCTATCTGTCATATTTCGGATTGTACTATTAAAATATTTCCAAAATTCATCCAAAGGTCTTGTTGGAGTAACTGTGATAACTTCGGCTGTATTTGCTGGGATATTTCTCCAATCTTGGAAAAGAACATCCCAAACAGTCACTAAACCTTTGGAAGCAGCATTATAAGCTGGACTCTGTGTAGGGGGCTTAAACTTTAACACTTGAAATCCTTCTTTTGAATTTAAAAGATCAGAATCAAGAGTTGCATACATTCTTCTGATAGTTCCTTTACCCACATTCTGTAATCTGCGAGTAAATCTAACTTCTATAATGTTTTCCTGACAAAGCTTGTATAGCCCGTCTACACTTAATTTCACTTATTGTTTTTAGACTTTTTTACAGGAGCTTCTACCTTTGGTGTACAGACACCAAAGATTCTCTGCTCATTCAAGAATACGATATGCTTTAAGCCATTAAGGTTTGATACTTGTATTCCACGATCATTTGGGAATACAATGTGATCCCCTTCCTTTACAGTTTTACAATTCGGTCCAGCAAGTAGAACTCTACCTACTCTCCAAACATGATTTACTGCATTGATAGGAACCCACATACTACCTCTCTTAACCATATCACCATCTTCATTAATATCTACAAATTGAACCATAAGAATATCATCAAGAACTTTGGTTAGTTGCCAACCATCAAGTTCAAATTGACTACCTTTGTAGTTATCGATTTGTACTAATCCACCAATTATATCTTCTTGTTCGGGTCTTTGTAACATATACTTTTATTTAACTTTTTGATCTAATTCTGCAAGTGTTTTTTCGTAAATTTCTATTTCTCTTTTAGAAATTTCCATAGATTGTGCATAATTTGAATAATCTACACTATCTTTTTCATTAATCGGTTTCTTTATATACGAAACTCTTTTTAAGAATTTAGGAAGAATAGTTCTCATAAACTTAGCAACAGCTAAACTATCTTTAGCTATACCATCTTCGTTAATCCAACGATTGGTAGTGGCATTAATTATCTGTGCTATATTAGGATCTGCCATAGATAACCATCGATTTACAATGAAAGGATATGGCAAACTTTCATGGTCTAGATCTTTTTGATTCTTTTTAAGAACCCAATCTAGATATGAAAATAGATCACTACTATAGTTTTTCTTTACCATTAATTTAATAAAATTTTTGTATATTTTTCTTTAAAGTTTACTGCACTTTGCATCCATTCAGGACTATTCATACTATCTCCAAGGCCAAAATGAACTACTCTGATTGGATAGACACCAATCTTAAGCTTATTCTTATTTGCTTGCAAGCAGAAAGAAATATCATAATGATGGAAATTAAAATCCTCATCAAAACGTGTTCCAGTTTCTAAAAGTTTATTGACATCTACAGCAATAAAAAGACCATCAATGACAAGTGCTCTTGATGGCGTTTGTCCGAATACTGTAGTCCAATTGATTCCTGATTTACTATGAGCAACTTCACCCACAAAAGATTCTCTAGGAGCCATTAGATGCCATGCCATAGCTTGACCATTTAAATCACATTTAGTTGCACCTGCTAAACCTACAATATCAAACTTCTCAAAAGCTAGATTTAGCTTATCAAAAATGAAAAGATCTTCTACAATCACATCATCATGAACAAAAATAAGTTTTTTATCTTTGTTTTGTTCAATGATGAATTTATTATATACTTTAGGTAGACCTTCTTGATTTTCATAAACAACATCATAATCACAACCTAGTTTGTCTAGAGTGATTGCAATTGCTGCTTTTTCTTGGAATTCTACCTTTGTTAAAGGTGTTGCGACGATAAACTTATAATTCATAATTGTATATTGTTAGAGTAAATATAAATATATTATACTCATGGATACCTCAAAAAACAACTCTAAATCTTCAAATGAACTAAAAAAAATTATAAATGGTTCTATCGAAAACATTATAAATAATAATAACCTCACAGAAGCTGACATTCCATTTGTTCGTAGCTTTTATTCTCATCTTTTAAAAGAAGCTGAAGGAGATAATTTACCTACAGATGATGGTGAAATGTCAGAAAAGGGTGATACTATTTCTTCTGGAAAAGAGCAGGTTTCCCCTGAAGATTTTACTCCAGAAAAAACAAAAGCAGACTTTGATAATTCCTTAGAAAAAGATACAGAAAAAGGTACATTCGATGTTGAAGGTTTAGATCCTAATGTTTCTACAGAAAGTATCAAGCAAATCAGAGAATGGTCTGGAAAATTAGATAAATTTGCTGAATTCTTAAATAATCCATCAACACAATCTCTTCATAAGATTCTTGCTGATAATGATAAACCCGGTAGTCTTCTTCGTGGTGTAACCCGTAAGGCTTCTGATTCTATCACTCGTATTGCTGGTGAAATCGAAAAGCTTAAAGAAGTTCTTAACTCCTTTATTATCATGGCACCCAAAAAGCTACGAGATTCTGAACAACTTCAATAAGTTGAATTGACTATAAAGTTGTAATCAATCTCGTTAAGATTTTCCTTAACAGCCCATTCATTGAAGTCTTTATATGGCTTATCAGGCCATCTAAAAATCTTATCACCTTTAAGGAGCATTTTGACTACTATATTTTTGGCAGCATCATCTAATTTCAGATTATCCAATACCCAAATCTTTTGATGGAAAGGGAAATTTGCTAATTGTTTCTCTTGAGCTTCGGTAAGTGTTAATCCAGCCACAGCTACTCCATTTTGTACCATCATGGCATCCATTGGTCCTTCAAATAAAAAGATATAATCCAAGTCTGGATCTATTCTCTCAATACCAAAGATAGTTTTGTCATAACCAATCTTATTCAGATATCTAGGTTCAGTACCATCTAACGATCTAGTCTGATAAAAAACTATTTTATTATCAACATCATAATATGGTATACAAAGTCTATTCTTATGAAAATTATCAGTTAAGCTAATATAGTAAGCTGGACTCTTATTAATGGCAGTATCCAACTTTCTTTCTCTAATATACTCCAAAGCTTTTTGGAAATATCTATTTGTGCCATAAAATAATCTTTGCCTCTCGTCCATTGTGTTTATGGAATCATGTGGTAAAGATGATAATAACTTTTTTCTTGTAGGCTTGTTTAAGATATCATTGGAGATATCACGAGAACAATCTCCTGATCTAATCTCTGCTTCAATTTCATCTCTTGTCATTCCTGTGACTTGATAAAGCCAAGTATATGCATTCCAAGATTTGGAACAATTAAAACAGAAAAAAGAACTTGTAGTTGGATAAAAGAATAAACGCTTTTTCTTTAACCAACTTTTACCTTCTCTACAGATGGGACATGAACCATTATATGTTTTTGTGAACTTATTATATGCAGGACCACCTGCATATGTATAAAACTTCTCCAATAGATAATTTGAAGGAATTTGATTCACTCCAAAATTATATTCTAGAGTTTATAGATTGTCAATTAATCTTCTGGTTTATATTTGCCCCAGTATTTTTTCTTACTCCAACCACTCATACTTTCTGGATTACTAAAGATATCTCCCATAGATGAATCATAT